CGCTGTCCAGCGCGAGGCCGACACGGTCCGCGCCATCGAGATCCCCCCAGGCGTCTACACGAGCGCAGCGGCCCTCGCCGCAGCGATCCAGGCGCCGTGGGCTGCCGCCATGTCGGTGGTCCCCTGCGTGCTCGCGTGGCGCGCGTGGCAGGACGGCGACGCGTCGGGGATCGAACTGGGGTGGACGGGCACGGCCGGCATCGCAAGCGTCACGCTCGCCATCCTCCCGCGCCTGGCCGCGCATGACGCCCGCGCGATCCTCGGCCTATCGCTGCCGTGGAGCGGGGCCGTCGCGCTCCCGCGCGCCTACGTGGGCGCCAGCGACCTGACCGATGATGCCGCGACAGACGTCTTCCTGCTTGACCCGCAGGCCACGGTCGAATTCCGCACCGCGTATACCGCTCGGTCGGGGATCTACCAGGAGGCGTGCGGATGGGCCATCGCCGCATTCAACGCGTTCATTCCGACGATGACGCCGTGGGCGACGGAGCTGTTCGAGCTCCACGGCTGGTACGACCCGAGCGCTGTGTACCATGACGATGCCAGCACGATGACCGAAACGAGCGCCGTGTTTGTCGGCGGCGAAGCTGGCGGCCTGGTAGAAGGCTTCGAGAACCCGGCCGCGAATTGGCCGAGCTACCTATAGGAGTGTAACCGATGGCGCAGAATGACTGGTCAGAGCTCGGTGGCAGCCTCGCGCAGGACGACCTCGCGCGCGCCGTCGTCGAGGCAGATGTGATCACCCCGCCGAACGGCGGCGGTGACTACGTGTTCGGCTACAACTCCCTCAACGGGACCGTTACGGGCGCCCACGGCATGTACTGCGCGCTGTCCGGCTTTGCGCCGACCGGCCCTGGCACGACGCCCGCAGGCGGTACGTCCATCCGCGGCGCGGTCCGCCGCGTGGCCTCACCCGGGGACGTCGGCTTTGCGCCGTTCCTGTTCGCCTGCTGCCAGGGCGGGCCGCCGACCGTTAACGACGTGGCCTACCTCCTCGGCCTCAGCGACGCAGCGCCATACACCATCATGCTCGCCAAGGCGGCGATCGTGAGCGGCCTCGTGGCCGACGCCAGCCCCTACGTGCTGCTCGCCGAGAGCTCGGCCGAGTACAGCATCGCGGACGGGCTCTGGCACCACCTGCGCTTGGACTGCATCGTGGAGCCCAACGGGAGCGTGCGCCTGCGCGCCTACGCGAACGATCTGGCGCTCCACCCCATCGACGTGCCCGGCGGCCACGCTTGGACGGCGATCCCGGGCTTCCCGGCGCTGGGCGTCGTCGACGACAACCTGCGCATCACGACAGCGAGCGCGCCCCTGTGGGGCGGGTACTGCGGGTTCGCCTTCTCCATCACCCAGGCCCTCAACCGGCGCGGGGCCTTCGATGGCCTTGAGGCCAAGAGGTTGACCTGAGATGGCCAGTGAGTTCGACCGCCTAGCCGGCACGGCCAGTGGCCGCATCCAACCGCAGGGCGTGACCCCGGCGGACGGCGACTGGGTGTTCGTCCTCGGCGCCGACGGCGCGACGGAGCCGGTCGTCCTCGCCGAGGGTGACGGCGTCAGCGTTCAGCAGGTGGTCGACCTCACCGCAGTGGATCTGGTCGGCGTCTCATGCGAGACGATCGGCGTGGCGATGAACGCGATCATCACATCCCCGCTGCTGCCGCTTGGAGCGGGCACCGTCCTAGCAGCCTGGTACCTCACCCAGGCGTGGCTCCACGCGAGCTGCGAGCTGCAGCCGAAGCCCGACCTGCGCGCAGCTGGCGACCTGGCCCTCGCGGTCGAGGATTACTCTGCGAGTGAATTTTTCTGCCGTGAGATCCCTGTAGGGTCGACGACGGCGCTACTGTCAGGGACGAACGACCCTCCGGCGTGGACCGCTCCCCAAACCCAGTATTCGCTAGATGCGTGGCTGGACTTCGACGCGGACGCGATTGTGGACTCAGACGGCGTGTCCCCGACCATCTTCTCGGCTGATGACGGGACCAACGAGCTCACCGTCTTCCTGTCCGGCGAGGGCGGCATCGGCGCGCAGCATCGCTGGTGGGTCGCCGTGCGCCACTGCGACGGGGGCGCCCCTGTCACGGTCGTCTTTACCGGATACCCGATCACAGCATCGACGGGCTGGCACATGCTGACGGTGACCTATCACCAGGCGGACCCCCCGGCCGAGCGCTGCAAGCTGTTCGTCGACGGCGTCTTCGCCTGCTATGGCGACATTCCCATGACCTCGGCAGTCGGGGCTGTGACGTCCACAGGCACGATCCAACTTGCTAGCCCCCAGCTCACCGGGCGGATCAGTCAGGTCCGCCTCAAGGGGACGGAGGCCACGCCGACGACCATCGACGAGGACTATCAGCGCTGCGTGAGCCCCGCCGACGTGACGGCGCTCGCCTGGCACATGCAGGTCTTGATCGACGGGACGGTCTACTGCGATCGCATCATCGCCGAGGGCGAGCAACGCACCTGGCGCGACTTCTACGCTCCCGTCCGGCACCTATCCGGTGACCATGCCGTGGAGTTCACCCTGAAGATCCTGGAGGTGCCCTGATGGCTACGACCGCCGGCCTCGGCCTACACTATCCGACTGAGAACGAGGATCCGTTCCACGTTACGCACGCGACCGGGATGACGGAGATCGACCTGTTCCTGCGGTGCGCGCTGGAGGATGCGTCCTCCGTGCTCGTCGGCGGCGGCGACCTCGAGCTCGCCGCGAACATCTTCTCCTGGTCGGCGGCCTTCTATCTGATCGCTGGGCGGAGCAACGCGGTTGCGACCATCCCGGCGAGCTCGATCACGCTGCTGGATGGGCACGTCGCGTGGCTAAGCAACGTCACACGCCCGCTCACCACCGATGTCTACGTGGCCGTGGTATCCGGGGCCGCCGGGCCTGCGTGGGACTGTACGAAGATCCCGCTGTTCCGGCGCACTGGGAGCAACGTCTGGTGCGTGCGCCAGGCGCTCGGGCTCGGGGTCGTCACCGTGGAGCTGTGACCTGTGGCCATTACCGTTGAGCAGCTACTAGCCACGCTGGCCGTCGATGCGGCAGAGACCCTGGAGGTCTCGGACCGCTTCGCGATCATCATGCGCGATCCTCAGCCGGCCGAGGCGGGCGTCCCCGCTGCCAGCCAGATCTTCATGCGCGTGGTCGACCTCAACGGGATCCCGGCGGACCCGAGCTCGATCAACATCCGCGTCCTTATCGACCAGGGAGCCGGCGACGTCATCGCCTATGACGGGGCGACGTTCGTCTCGCCGTGGATCGGAGGACTGTCCGCTGTCGTCGGGTCTACGGGAGCGGACCCGTATTGTTTCCTGGACGTGACGCTGGACCAGACGCCGATGGCGTTCGCCAGCGAGGCCGTCGTCAATGTGACGGTCGACGTCGTCAGCGGCAGCGGCGGGTGGGGCCACTTCACATGGGGCCACGTGCCGTGGGGCCACGCCGGGAATACGGGATCGGGCGACCTGGCATACGCCTTCACCGCGGCGGATACGATCGCGCCGAACCTCCTCAGCGCCGTCGCCGTCGGCCCGCGCACGGTGCGCGTGACCTTCGACGATGCGATGGCCGCAGGCGTCGGGATGGTCGACGACCTTACCTCCTGGGTGCCTGCGACGCTCGGCGCGCCCGAGGGCTTCCACACGATGAACGTCGACCCACTCCCTGGGGTCGATCTCACCTGCGTCGCGGTCGAAGTCGTGCCCGACACGGGCGGTCGCGTGTGGGATCTCTCCACGCAGTGGGCGATGACTCCCGAGTGCCCGTATGGGCTAACCGTCCGATCGACGGTGGAGGACGACGCGGGCAACGCCATCGCGACAGCCAGCGTAGCGTTCCTAGGGTACGTGCCCGCCCAGCCGGCCACGCGGTTCTTCGACTACGGGCAGCTCTGCGTGCCGATCAAGAATCGGACCGAGGACGTGACGCGCGACCTGGAGCGCTTCGCCAACTGCATCGGCGAGGTGCTCACCTACCTCATCGTGCAGATCGACCACTGGACGGACGCCTACGACACCGACCGCTGTACGGACGCCGAGGTGGACGACCGCCTCGCCGACCTCGGGAACCCGTTCGACTGGGCTGAGCTCGACATGACGGCGGACCAGCGGCGCAAACTGCTAGGTGTCCTCGTGGACATCTACCGCCGCAAGGGCACGGCCAGCGGGATCGAGCGGGTGATCTACCTGCTGCTCGGGGAGACCGTGACCGTGGAGCCCTACGCTGCGACGGGGTGGGTGCTCGGCGAGGACTGCCTCGGCGAGGGCGACGTCGCCATGCTCTATGGACTCGGGGCCTCCCCGTATGATCTTTCTGCCGGCAGCACGACGCTGACCGTCGAAGTCGAGGGCATCCCGAGTACGGCCACGATCCAACCGGCGGACTTTACCGATGCGACGGCGGCAACGGCGTCACAGGTGGCCACCATCCTCGCTGCGCGCCTCCCCTTATGCGGCGCCTTCGCGGTCAACCGCGGCGTCCCTGCGCGCCTCACGGCGCTTGCCGTTGCGCCCTACACGCTATCCGGCGGGGATACGCTGGAGATGACCATCAACACGGTGCCCGTCACCGTCACGTTCCACGTCGACGACATCGTCACGCCCGGGAGCGCCACGGCCGAGGAGGTGCAGATGCGCCTCGCGCTAGAGCTCGAGCACTGCGTGACGGGCATCACTACGGGCCTTCCCTTCATCGAGACGATCCACACTGGCGACAATGCCACGATCGCCATCACCGGGGGCACCGGGGCGGCCACGCTGGGTTGGGCGGGCGGCGTAGCAGCAGCGGGCGCAGACGCAGACGTCGTCGCGCTTTACAATCTGAACCCTGGCGCGGACGCCACGCTGGCCGTTACGGGCGGGACCGCCAATGTCGAGCTCCAATTCCCAGAAGATCTCGTGACCGGCACGGGCGGGGCGATCCTCGCCGCGAGCGATGCCCATGCCCTCTACTCGTTCGACATCGAGACAGCGCGCGTGCTAACCTCTGCCGAAGAAACGCTCGTGCGCCGCATCGCCAACTATATGAAACCGGCGCACACGCACCTGATGAACGTCCGCGTCATGGAGAGCATCCAGTGGCCGGACGTCTGGGTGCTGGGCGTTGACTCCCTCGACGTAGACGCCGACCTGTCGGCATAGGAGCGCGCATGAACCTCAGAGATTGGTACTTCCAGCAGCGGGTCTCACAGGCGGCGATGGACGAGGCCTTCGAGTGGGCGGAGGACGCCGACCTGGCAGTCGCTACCGACCACGGGCTCACGGGCATCATCAGCGGGCTCGCGCCCGACGAGACGATCCCTGCGAGCATGAACATCCTCCTGTCCGGCCCGGGGCTAGCCACGGACAAGCTGGGGCGGCGCACAGCCATCGCCGACACGGCGCCCCTCGTGGACTGCTCGGTCGACGAGTACGGCGTCAACACGGCGGTCCAGGGCGCGGCCAACCAGAAGTGGATCAGCGTCTTCGTCGGGTTCGAGCGGACGTACTCCGACCCGGAGATCGACGGGAACGGGCTCGAGGTGCAGACGCGGCGCTGGGAGAGCGCGCACCTGTTCGTGCGGCAGGCCGCCGAGAACGCGGCCATCGACCCGCCCATCCTCGTCCCGCTGCTGACCGACGCGCTGCTGGTCTGCGACGTCCAGCTCCTCTTCCTTCAGACCGCCATTCCCGCGTCCAGCATCTCGGTCGACCGGCGCGAGGACTGGCTGCACATCGACACCGGCACGTTCGGGCTGATCACCGCCGGCACGCCCCAGGAGGCGATCGAGGCCGTCTGGGATGAGCTCGCCATCATCGGCGTCTCGGGCGGGTCGTGGTCCCCGACCCAGACCTGGTTCGGGAGCGTCGCCCTCGCGGGATCCAGTCCCCCGGTCACCACCGTCAGCGAGGGCTTGAACGCGATCATCTACGATCTGAAGCGCACGACCGGCGCCTCCCGCGTCGGCGTCGCGATCCAAGCCGGAACGTACCTGAACTGGGGCGCCACCAGCATCGCGGGTGCTCTTACGGCAGTCGCGGCATCCGTCAACGGGCACATCGGTGGCGCTGCTCCATACCATCCTGCCTCGGCTGTGTCCTTCGATGATACCGCGTGGCAGACGGCGTGGGGCGAGACGTTCGCCTATACGGATGTGCAGGCGGCGATCGATGGGCTTGTGACGCTGCTCGACGCAACGACTGCGACGACCGGCGCTGACCGCATCGGCAACGACGTGATCCTCGTGCCAGATGGATCAATCAGCACTGGCGATGATGACAACATC